TATGATGGGATCAACATCAAATGCTTTAGATAAAGGTGGTCATAATTTTAAAAAACTATATGATGACTCAAACGTTAACAAAAGAAACGCAAATGGACAAACTCGTTCAGGACTCTATTCTTTGTTCATACCTATGGAATGGAATTACGAAGGATACATTGATTCTTATGGCTATCCTGTCTTCGACACCCCACAAAAACAAGTGTTTGGCCCTCATGGAGCACCAATCAAAATCGGGGTTATTGAATACTGGAATAATGAAGTAGATGGTCTTAAGGATGATCAGGATGGGTTAAATGAATTTTATAGACAGTTTCCACGTACAACAAAACATGCGTTCAGAGATGAATCCAAAGAGTCTTTATTTAATTTAACTAAAATCTATCAACAAATAGATTATAACGAAGATTTAAAAAATACTACAAATGTAACTAAAGGAAGTTTTCAATGGGAAAACGCGGATAAGAATAGCAAAGTTATATTTGTTCCAAATAATTCTGGAAGATTTTTAGTAACTTGGGTACCACCTTATAATTTACAAAATAGAGTTGTAGTTAAAAATGGCATATATTACCCAGGCAATGAACACTGTGGAGCTTTTGGATGTGATCCATATGACATATCAGGTACAGTTGACAGAAGAGGTTCTAACGGGTCTTTACATGGTTTAACTAAATTTAGTATGGAAGATGTGCCTCCAAATCATTTTTTCTTAGAATACATCGCTCGTCCACAAACTGCTGAAATATTTTTTGAAGACGTATTAATGGCTTGTGTGTTTTATGGAATGCCTATATTAATTGAAAATAATAAACCTAGATTATTATATCATTTTAAAAGAAGAGGTTATAGAGGATTTGCAATGAACAGGCCAGATAAAAAATATAGTAAATTATCTATAACAGAAAGAGAAATAGGCGGAATACCTAATTCAAGCGAAGACATTAAACAAGCTCACGCTTCTGCAATTGAAACTTATATAGAAGATTTTGTTGGATTAAAAGAAACAGGATATGGTGATGTATATTTTCAAAGAACATTAGAAGATTGGGCTAGATTTAACATAAACAATAGAACATCACATGATGCGTCTATTAGTTCTGGGCTTGCTTTAATGGCTTGCAATAAACACAGATACGCACCTAGCGCAATGGTTAAAAGAGAACCTGTTGATTTAGGCATTAAAAGATACGACAATAAAGGAACTATATCAAAAATTATAAGTTAAATGAATATATACACGAATAGTAACAGTGCTTTTCCTAGCCAAGTAGTTAGTGATCAAGAAAAGGCTACATTAGAATATGGTAGTCAAGTTGCGCAAGCTATCGAAAATGAATGGTTTGATCAAGGTAGGACTAACGGTAATAGATATTTAACTAATTGGAATAATTTTCATCAGTTAAGATTATACGCTCGTGGAGAACAGTCTGTGCAAAAATATAAAGATGAGTTATCTATCAATGGTGATTTATCTTATCTTAATTTAGACTGGCAACCAGTTCCAATATTATCTAAGTTTGTTGATATAGTTGTAAATGGCATATCACAAAAAAGTTATGATATTAAAGCTTACGCTCAAGATCCAAGTTCTGTACAGAAAAGAACAAAGTATGCTAACAAAATATATGAAGATATGTTAGCTAAAGAATACTTAGACATGGTTAAGTCAACTTTAGGTATGGATTTATATCAAAGTCCTGCGTCAAAACTTCCTGGAACTGAAGAAGAATTAGAATTACATATGCAGCTTACTTACAAGCAGGCTATTGAAATTGCTGAAGAAGAAACTATATCAGGAGTATTAGCACAAAATAAATATGATTTAACTAGACGTAGACTTAACATGGATTTAACAGTGTTAGGTATAGCTGCTACAAAAACTGACTTTAATGTATCTGAAGGAATAACAATTGATTACGTTGATCCGGCTTATATGGTTTATTCATACACTGAAGATCCAAATTTTGAAGATATATATTACGTAGGTGAAGTTAAGTCTATAACTATACCAGAACTTAAAAAAGAATTTCCAGGCATAAGTGAAAAAGAATTATTAGATATCCAAAAAATGCCAGGCAATAAACAATACATAACTGGTTGGGGTAATTATGATGAAAACACTGTTCAAGTTATGTATTTTGAATACAAAACTTATTCAAACCAAGTATTTAAAATAAAAAGTACTCCTCAAGGTTTAGAAAAAGCAATAGAAAAAACAGATGAATTTAATCCACCAGTAAATGATGGATTTGAAAGAGTATCAAGGTCTATTGAGGTTTTATACAGTGGAGCAAAAGTGTTAGGTAATAATACTATGTTAAAATGGGAAATGGCAGAGAACATGACAAGACCTTATGCTGACACTACTAAAGTAGAAATGAATTATGCTATATGTGCGCCTAGAATGTACAAGGGAAGAATAGAATCAATGGTTAGCAAATGTATTGGTTTTGCTGATATGATTCAATTAACACATCTCAAACTACAACAAGTTATGTCTAGACTAGTTCCAGACGGTGTATTTTTAGATATGGATGGTTTAGCAGAGGTTGATTTAGGTAATGGTACGAATTATAATCCAGCAGAAGCATTAAACATGTATTTTCAAACTGGTTCAATAGTTGGTAGATCACTTAATCAAGATGGTGACATGAACAGAGGTAGAGTGCCAGTTCAAGAACTAACAAGTTCTAGTGGCCAAGCTAAAATTCAAAGTTTAATACAAACTTATCAATATTACTTACAAATGATAAGAGATGTAACAGGACTTAACGAAGCTAGAGATGGTAGTTTACCTGATAAAAGTACTTTAGTTGGTTTGCAAAAAATGGCAGCTAATGCTTCCAATGTGGCTACTAAACACATAGTTCAATCTAGTTTGTATTTAACATTAAAAATAGCTGAAAACATAGCGCTAAAAGTTGCTGACTGTTTAGAATATCCTTTAACAGCAGCGTCATTAGTTAATTCTATATCTACTTATAATGTTGCAACATTAGAACAAGTAAAAAACTTAAATCTTCATGACTTTGGAATATTTCTACAATTAGAACCAGATGATGAAGAAAAAGCTCAATTAGAAGCTAATATGCAAATGGCACTACAACAAGGTGGTATTGATTTAGAAGATGTTATTGATATAAGAAATATACATAATCTTAAATTAGCTAATCAAATGCTTAAAATAAAACGTAAAGAAAAAGCTAAACAAGAACAAGCTAATCAACAAGCTAATATAAAAGCTCAAGCTGATGCTCAAGCAGAGACTGCTGAAAAAACAGCAATGGCCGAAGTTGAAAAGCAAGAAGCTATTAATAATTCTAAAGTTCAATTTGAACAAGCTAAAGCTCAAATGGAACTACAGCGCATGCAGTCAGCGTCTCAATTAGAACAACAAAAAATGCAAGTGCAATTTCAATTTGATATGCAGTTGAAACAAATCGAAGTTCAAAGCACTCAAGGAAAAGAAGGAGAAATTGAAGATCGTAAAGATAAACGTAGCAAAATGGAAGCTACACAACAAAGTGAATTAATAAACCAAAGACAAACTGATGGTTTACCTAGAAACTTTGAACAACAAGAACAACCAAGTATAGCACCACAAATGTTATAAATTTTATTAATTATTTAATTATATTATATTATGTCAGAAGAAACAAAAACAAATGAACCTGTTAAACAGGAGGGTGACTTTAAAATAAAGTCTAAAAAACCTAAGCAATTAGGAGACAAAAAACAAGAAATTCAAAAGGTAAATTTAAAAGAACCTTTAGTAAAATTACCACCTGAAGTAACAAAGGTTACAGTACCTAGTGATGAACTAAAAAAAGAAGACGATGCCATTCAAATCGGAGAAACAAAAGAAGTGGTTGTGGGCGAACAAGCCGGAGATAGCGCTAAGATGGACGAACAAGTACCAGAGTCCAGCGAAACTGTTGAAGAATTTAACCCATTATCCGAAGTAGCTGAAGAAGAAGTAAAAAAGGTTACTAAAGAAATTAAGGAAGCTATAAGAGATGAAAAAGTTCTTGGAAATGCTTTACCAGAAAACATTGAAAAATTAGTTAACTTCATGAAAGAAACTGGTGGAACCATTGAAGATTACACTAGACTTAATGCAGATTACTCTAATATTGATGAAAATACCTTATTAAAAGAATATTATAAGAAAGCTAAACCACATTTAGATTTTGAAGAAATAA